ACGAATGTCAAAACCTTTCCATGAAACAACTCAAAATGCTCTTGACAAGAATGGGTATGGAGTCTAAATTAGTAATAACAGGAGACGATACCCAGTCCGACCTTCCTTATAGACAAAGGGGCGCGTTCTCCAAATGCTTGACACGATTGGATGGAGTGGACAACCTCGGCGTAATGTATCTAAAAAAGGAAGATATCGTCCGAAACCCATTGATTCCAATAATTTTAGATAAACTTAAGGATGATAAAGAAGGAGACTATTAATGTCTGATATCAATGTTATGACGGTTTCTGGAAGGCTGACGAAAGACCCGAAGATTACCAAGACGCCGTCTGGAAAACAAGTAGCTGAATTTAGACTGGCCAACAACGTAAGAGATAAAACCAACTTCTTTGACGTTAGCGTCTGGGGTAAGTCTGCAGAAACGATTGCAGAATATGTCAACAAGGGCCGCTGGATTTCGGTAACCGGTCGTATGGAACAGAGAGAATGGACCGACAAGGAAACCGGTAAGAGTAGGACTGCGTATTCTATCGTAACAGATAACTTTACCTTTCTAGGTCCTCGCAAGAAAGATTCAGAAGAATCTGGGCAAACTACAGAAAAGGTTCCTTTTTAAATGCCGGAATATTCTTATAGCTGTGACCCCGAAGAAGGGGGTTGCGGCTATTTTTTTACAGTGTTTCAGAAACGCTCTGAATACAAACAGCTAAAGAAGTGCCCTGAGTGCAAAAAGTATAAGTTAATCAGGGACCTTAGCGAAGATAATATATCCTGCTCTGTTAAGGTTTCCAAGGGCGCTAAAACCATAGGTCATCTAGCAGAACTAAATTCTAATCGTATGAGCAAAGACCAAAAAGAAAAGTTGAAAAAACAACATAATATTTATAGAGAAGAGAAGGGCGAGCTTCCTGTAAAGGGGAAAAGAATTAAGAAAACTAAAACCAAACCTTGGTACAAAACCAATAACAATGTGCAAGACATGACGCCTACTCAACAAAAAAACTATATAAGAACAGGAAAGAAAAATGGCTAGGATATCGAACGATGAATTGGGAGAAGCAGTATTCAAACCTTCTCCCTCCAACGACAATGAGATTCACGACAAAGACGAAAGAGACGTTGTCGCATATACAACGCTTTTAGAAGAGGTAGATGAAGACGCCTCATCAGCTTACGCAAAAACTGTCAGGGTTAATGGCAGGGCAATTTATTATGTCAAACAAAACAAATACGGCAAGCTTTATAATCCCAACGGAATGTATTCTGAGGGCAATGAATCGAAGCAGCTTAGACATGCAGGAAGGCCAAATTGGGTATTCAGAGATGTAGACAAAAAGGTATTTGATTATTATTTAAAGTTCTTAGAAACAAAGAACGAAGCATGGCTTAATAATGCAGAAAGGGAATTGGTATAATGGCTAGAGGAAAGCTAACACAAAGCGAAAAGTATATTATAGAAGGAATGCTTAAAGATAAGTATGCCTCGTCGGAAATTGCCAAAGAACTTGGTAGAACCAAAAAAACGATAGAAAACTATCAGACTGAAGTTAAAAAGAGGGCTACCAAACAGAAGATAAAAAGACAAGCAAAAAAACAAGCTGAAAAAGAATCTGATATTCCGAGAGCTAAAGACCTTATGGGCAAAGAAACTGTCTTGAAGAAAAGCGGCGGTGTGTCTATAATGACAG